TAAGGCTAATGTATCCTTTTCAGTTGATGTATCAGGATCAAACATTGTAGCTGTCACATTGAAAGCTGGTCCAGTCTCATTGACATCATCAAACTTTGGTAATTCATCATTTACATTCTGTATCATGGAGGATATTACTGTCCCCGTAGATTCAACTGGTACAGCTGTATTTGATGATGTTGAAGTATCAGAAGGTTCATATCTAAATTCAGTATTTGCAGTTAACTCAAGACTTCCTAATCAGAAATTCATCTTACCCAATGCTGGTATTGACACTGATTCAATTCATGTCATCGTAAGAGAGACACCACTCTCTACTGTCACAAGAAAGTATGTACAATATGATAGTTTAATTGGTGTTGATAAAGATACTCCATTATATTTCTTGAGAGAGACTGAGGGTGAGAGATATGAGTTGTTGTTTGGTGATGGTATATTCGGTACTGAGTTAGAGGAACCAAATCAAATCGAAATTACATATCTGTCCTGTAGTGGTTCAGCTTCCAATGGTGTGTCTAACATGTCATTTGCTGGAAGACTTGAGGATAGTAATGGTGATGCAATTACAACTGGTATTTCTGGTCTGACAGTTAATGCACCAGCTGGTGGTGGAGATGAAATTGAGACTGTTGAATCAGTTAAGAAACTGGCACCTAACATCTATGCATCACAAAATAGAGCTGTAACATCAGTTGACTTTGAAACTATCGTACCAAGAATCTATGATGAGGCTGAGTCAGTAGCAGCATATGGTGGTGAAGAACTTGATCCACCACAGTTTGGTAAAGTCTTCATCAGTATTAAACCATATAATGGTGTTTTCTTATCAGAAGAAGTAAAGAGAAATATTCAACTTGCACTTAGAAAGTATTCTGTAGCTGGTATCATTACAGAAATCATTGATCTGAAATATCTGTATATTGAAGCTTCAACGAATGTTTATTATGATACAAATAAAGCTCCTGGTCCAGCACAAGTAAGGACTCAAGTTACAAATAATATCGTAAAATACTCCGATTCTATTCAGTTAAATAAGTTTGGGGCTAGGTTTAAGTACAGTAAGTTTGGAAAGGTAATTGACGACAGTCATGAAGCCATTACATCAAATATCACAACAATCAACATGAGAAGAGACCTAACACCTTCTCTTAATCAGTTTGTTGAGTACACCCTTGGATTTGGAAATCGTATTCACCTCAAGAGTGAAATTGGTTTCAATATCAAGAGTTCTGGTTTTACCGTAAGTGGTATTAGTGGAACTGTCTATCTTGGAGATGCACCAAATCAAAACCTGACAACTGGAACTATCTTCTTGTTCAAACTGAACTCACCTACTGAACCAGTTATCGTTAAGAGAAACATTGGAACTGTTGATTACATTAAGGGTATCATTACTATGAACCCAATGAATGTTCTCTCCACAGAAGTCTTCCGTGGTACTTCTCTCATTGAAATTTCAGCTTGTCCCTATTCAAATGATGTAATCGGTCTTCAAGACCTCTACTTACAAATGGATACATCTTATTTGACTGTTAATATGATTCCTGATCAAATCTCTTCAGGAAGTGATGTTGCAGGTGGCACCTACACTGTAACATCGAGCTATTCAAACGGATCACTCACACGATAAGAAATAATGACAATAGATAGAGTCAAATTTCAAGATATAGTTGCGAGTCAACTTCCATCTTTTGTACAGGATGACTTTCCACTCCTTTCAGAATTCCTGGAACAGTATTATGTTTCCCAGGAAACTCAAGGTGCTACACTTGATCTGTTGCAGAATATTGATAAGTATGTCGATGTTGATAAGATTACAAACCTCACATCATCCACAGTTCTGCAATCTGATATTGACTCTGTAGATGAAGATATTGTTGTAGGTGTAAACGGAAACTTTACTGAAGGTTTCCCAGAAAGAGATGGTCTCATTAGAATCAATAATGAGCTCATCATGTATGAGACGAAAAATGATACTACCTTTTTGAATTGTCAGAGAGGTTTTAGTGGTATTACATCATATACTTCAGAAGTCCCTGATAGACTGACATTCCAAGACTCAACCATACCAGATGCTCATCTGAAGGGTGCAGTTGTAGAGAACATGAATGTCTTGTTCTTACAGGAGTTCTTTAAAAAATTAAAGAGACAAATTAGTCCTGGATTTGGTAATAGAAAGTTACAAGTAAATCAAAAGAACTTCATCATTAACAGTGATAGTTTCTATAAGTCAAAAGGAACAGATTCATCATTTAAAATCTTATTCAAGGCTCTCTTTGGAGAGACTGTTGATATCATTCGTCCAAGTCAATTTCTGTTTAGACCATCTGATGCAAATTATAGTGTCACACAGGACATCGTTGTCAAATCAGATGTTGGTGACCCCTTAGAACTCAAAAACTTAACACTGTTCCAGAAATCAACTGGTGCTCGTGGAACTGTAACCAATGTATCTCAGGTTCAGTATGGTGATGGTAATTACTATCAACTGAGTATTGACTCTGGTTACGAAAGAGATATCAATACTGTTGGTACAATCTATGGTTCATTTCAACCAAACCCAAAGACAAAGATCATAACACAGGTTGCTGCTGGTTCATCAGTAATTGATGTTGATTCAACTATAAGTTTCCCAAAATCAGGAGAACTTGAAATTCTTGATATTGATAATAATTTAGTATCAGTTGCATATACTGGCAAAACTGTTAACCAGTTTCTGAATGTTTCTGGTGTATCCAACACACTAGTCACAAAAACAGATGTAAGACTCAATGACTATTCTTATTCCTATGTTGGTATTGGAACTGATGAAGAAATTAGAGTCAAAATTACATCAACACTGAAAAACTTAAAAGTTGATCAGGGTAATTATTTTTACAATAAAAACGATACTGTTCAAATCAAGTCTCTCGGTATTGAAGATGATTCAACTCTTTCATCCAAATGGTTGAACAATACAAAATCATTTTACAAAGTAAATTCAGTTAGTCTTACTGATGCTCTTGAGAACAAATATTCAGTAAAGACATATGATGCACATCACCTGAGACCTGGATACATCGTCTTGATGATGGATAATGCTGGTAATTCTATCAGTGCTAATGTTACTGAAGTTACTTCGGAAACTCTCTTTTCCATCAAATCAACATCAGCACTGAATGTTAACAGATTGTGGACTGTTGAGAATCAACTTCTGAAAGTAAATTCGACAACTTACAGTTTCCTCGATAAGTATATTTCCAACGTTCAGAACACATATACTAATTTTGATGGTGATGTTCTTGTTGCATCGAACTCACTTCCAAATTATAATGATAATCCAATTAATCCATACAATAAGAGTCTGAAGTTCAGTGGTTCAGCTAGTGGTAATGCTATTGATTTTGGAACTGAACATGGATTCTATACTGGTGATGCTGTTTTCTATAGTCCAGCAACTATTACAAACACAGTAACAACACCTGACGGATTTACTTTAGTTACAACTAGCGAAAGTAAGTTTGACGATATTGATTCTTCTGTGTTCTACATTAGAAGAATCAATGATACCACTATCAAACTGTCAAGAAGCAGATCTGATCTTTTTAGAGAAGTATATGTAAATCTTAGTGGTTCTGTAACAGATAATGAGTTTACCTATTTTAACTTCTACAACAAACCCCTTACGCCGCAAGGGATCTATAGAAAATTCACAACACCAATCAGAGAGGCAGGCAACTTCAAAACTCTCCCTGGTTTCAATGGAATGTTCATCAATGGTGTTGAACTTCTGAACTATAAATCAGATGACTCTGTCTTCTATGGTCCAATCAAGAGTATAGATGTAACTGGTGGAGGAGCTGGATATGATATAATCAATCCACCTAGACTTTCGATCTCTGATGCAACTGGAATTGGTGCAACAGGAACAGTCGCAGTTGAAGGATCTCTCGAAAGAATTGATATTGTTGATCCTGGTTTTGATTTCACAGAATCCCCAGTAGTTACCATTTCTGGTGGTAACCCCATAAGACCTGCAAAGGCAGAGATCAACATTTCACCAGTCATTTACGAAGTCAATATCAATACTGAAATCAATGGTAACATCGATACCGTTGATGATAAGATTGGTTTCTCTTCATTCCATAAGTTCAGACAGAACGAAAGGATCATCTATGACAGCAAAGGTATGAGAGCCATTCCTGGTCTCTCAACTAACTCTTCTTATTATGTCAATATCATTGATAACTTCACTATTCAACTTCACAATAGTGCTGAAGATTCTCAAGCTGGTATCAACACAATCTTTTTCCAAGACTATCAGTTTGGTCAAGGAACTCAAAGTTTGAAGGCTGCAGAAAGAAAGAATATTGTAACAAACGTCATTGTTACTGATTCTGGTGAGGGTTACAAGAATAAGAAGAGAAAAGTAGTGACAACTGGTATCTCGACTGCTACAAATAGATTTGATATTGTACATCATGGATATGAAACTGGAGAGATCATTCAATATACTTCTGAGTCAAGTCCAATTTTAGGTCTTTCGACTACTAAAGATTATTATGTCAGGAAAATTAGTGAAAACTCATTCTCTTTGAGTGAGGTTGGTACAGGTAATACAAATGCAAAGTATTTCTTTGACAAGAACATAATTGTCGATATTAAGAGTTCTGGTGATGGTTCTTTCAACTACAAACCAATTAGTGTATCAGTTGATGGAACAACTGGAATCACTACACGTTCTGGTCAGGATTTTAAATGTAAAATTCAACCAGTGTTCAGAGGAATTGTTGATTCCATTGATCTTACAAATGAAGGTGTTGGGTATGGTTCTTCAGAAATTCTGAATTTCAACAGACAACCACAGTTCTTACTTGAGGGTGGTAAGAGAGCTCAAGCAACTGCAGTTATCAGTAATGGTAGATTTGTTGATATCATCATTGTCAATGAGGGTAGTGGGTACGAAGCTCCACCAAACCTAATCATTACTGGTAGTGGAAAACATGCAAAACTAACTCCAATCATTAGAGGTGGAAAACTTAAAGAGATTCTGATTATTGGTGCTGGTTTTGACTACGTCAATGGAGAAACATTCATTGAGATTGAGAACCCTGGAGTTGATGCAACAATTGAAGCAAAAATAAACGAATGGAATGTAAACCTCTTCACTAGGAACATTGATTTTATCGGAAGTGATGATGGATTCATTGAAGAAAATATTGCCAATGATGAGACACAATATTCTCACATTTATACACCAAGAGCTCTAAGAGAAGACTCTTATGCCCTCAAGAACACTGGGGAAACATTCTACGGTATTTCTGATCTTGAGAAAACCAATGGTGTTGAGAATGACAGTTCTCTCCACTCCCCAATCTTAGGTTGGGCATATGATGGAGCTCCAATTTATGGACCTTATGGTTATTCTCAACCATCAGGTGGAACCATTAGTCAGATGTCATCTAGTTATGAATTAAACCTGAACACAACAAATAGACCACCTATTGGTTTATTCCCAGAAGGTTTCTTCATTGAGGACTATACATTTACCAATAAGGGTGACCTGGATATCCACAATGGAAGATTCTGTGTGACCCCTGATTACCCCGAGGGTGTCTATGCCTACTTCACCACTTTAGAGACCTTTGCAGACGGTTCTGGACCCTTTAAAAACTACAAGAGACCAGCATTCCCATATGTCATTGGTGACACATTCTACGCTAAGAGAAACGAGTTTAACTATAAGACAATTTCTAACCAAACTGACTATGATGTTGAACCTGACCATTGGTTCAGAAACACATCAACTTATAATACTAATAACACTTATAGTGGATATGAATATATCTTTGATTCTAACAAGATCAAGAAACAAACAATCGATGTTACTGCATCATCTCTCGGTTCACTGAACGGTGTTGGTATCTTTACTGGTGGTCGTGACTATAAAGTTGGTGACAGACTAGTATTTGATAATAGTCAATCTGGTGGCAGAAATGCTCAAGGTAAAGTATCATTTGTTCATGGTAAAGAAGTCAACACCATAAGTGTTGCAACCACTCAAGTTTCAGGTATTGAGTTTGGTAAGTATTTTGAACTGAATCAATTTGTTGGTTTCAGTTCTCAACCACACAACTTACAGAATTTTGACATTGTCAATATCAGTGGTCTTTCAGCACATTATAAAGGTTTTGACGGTTCTTATAAGGTTGGTATCAAATCCGAGACGTTTGTAACCACTTTGGGAATTGGTACAACTGGAGCAACTGGTCTCACAACATACTTCTATGTCTCTGGGGCTCTTGAGTATCCATTTGTAAGACCAAATGACATTCTGGGTATTGGTACTGAGAAAGTTAAGGTTCTGAATGTTGATGGTGAAACAGGAAGACTTCGTGTTCTTAGAGAACAACAAGGAACTGTTGGTTCTGCACACACCAATAGATCTATCCTGTTTGAAGATCCCAGAAAGTTCACGATCAATGTTGGAACGATTACAACAGAAAAGTACTTCAGAGTCAATGAAGAACTTTACTTTGAACCTTCAGAAGCTGTTGGTGTCGGCACAACGACAGGTAATGGTGTTGGAACATTGGTCACTTTCAGTAATCCTGGTGTTGGTGCATCATCAATCTTTATTCAACCACAGGCAATTTACTTCAAGAATCATGGATTGAAACTCAATGATAGAGTAAATTACGCAACTAATGGTGGAACATCAATTGGTGTTTGGAATGGCATTTCAACCAACTTCAGAAGTCTTGATGAGTTTGATGCTCTTTATGCTACACCAATCACAAAAGATCTTATTGGTATTTCATCTCATAGAGTTGGTCTTGCCACTCAGGGTGGTGGATATGTAGGTATTGCAACCACAACTGGTCTGTTCTTCTTCACTGATACTGGATCTGGTGATTATCACAGCTTTAAGACAGTTAGAACAGACATATTGAGAGGAACTGCAGACAAGAACGTCGTCACAGTTTCTACCGCTACAACACACGGTGTATTGACTAATGATACTGTCAAAATGACAGTCAAACCAACTTCTGAACAAGTCATTAATGTGAGATATAATGACTATAACAGAAGAATTGTATTTAACCCAGTTGGATTCACATCTGACAATGTAGATACACAGGACAATACAATCACAGTATCCAATCATGACTTTTTAATTGGTGACAAGGTCATTCATACTGCTACCACACCAGCTGGTGGTCTTGGTGACAATAATATGTATTATGTGATTCCATTCGATAAAGATAGAATTAGATTAGTCAAAGAGAAGTATCAAATCTCTAGTGAGCAACCAAACTTTGTCAACATTACCTCTAGAGGTATGGGTGGAACCATCTCTAAGATCAACCCACTCGTCAATACAAGAAAGAACAACACTCTGAAGTTTGATCTTAGTGATCAATCACTCTCATTCCTCTCCAGTGGTGTAAGATATCCAGCATTCTTGATGAGTCTCTATCTTGATCAAGAGTTTAACAAAGAATTCGTGACCACTGGCACTCAAACTAATAATGCATTTGAAGTGACGAGAAGTGGATCTGTTGGTATTTCCACTGACGCAAATCTCTCTGTTGTGGTGACAGACGCAGTTGCTTCTAGGTTGTATTATAAGTTTGATCCTATCAATGAGGATATTAACTTCGTATCCAAGACTGGTATCATTGTTGATGAGGAATCTTCACCATTCAACCAAATTAATGTGGAATTGAGTGAGTTTGATGGAACACATAGAATTACTGGAACTAGTTCGACTACATTCTCCTATGAGTTACCAAAGATCCCTGAATCAACACTTTACACACAATCAAATTCAGTATCCTCTTACATTACAGACTCCACAAGACCATATGGTGGAATTGCTGAAATTGATCTGGTAAATGGTGGCAACAGCTATTCCAGATTACCTAAGATCTCTAGAGTTACCAGTGGCATCGGAACTGGAGCGATCCTTGAAGCTCAGTCAAATAGTATCGGCAGAATTCTCCAGAACAGATTCGATTCAGATAACATCGGATTTGACTATCCAACTGATGAAACACTGAGACCTGTAGCCAATCTTCCAGAAATTCTGGAGATGGAATCTCTGACATCATTTGAACATATTGGTATTAGTTCTTTTGGAAGAAACTACTTACACCCAGCTAATCTTGTAGTTATTGATGGTTATACAAATAAGGTGCTTCCTGAAATTGATCTTAGATATGAGATTGGTGATACTGAAGTAACCATCCTTAACAATACCACTGGAATGTATGATGTTACACCAAGAATCATTCCAACTGACAATACAAATGGTGTTGGTATTTCTTCATTAACATTTGATTCCTCTTCTAAGACTGTAAGACTTTATCTAAATCAACAGTTCTCAACAGCTAGAGACTTCCCATTTGTTGTTGGTAAAAATATTCTGGTTGAAAATGTTAGTATTGGTGCTACTTCAACTGGAACTGGTTACAACTCTGAAGACTATGAATACACTCTGTTCCCTGTAACTGCTGTTCTTCCACAACTTGGTGGTTCTGGAGCATATATTGAATATAGTCTGTCCAATCTTCTCGGTTCGGGAGAAGTACCAGGAACTGTTGAACCATTTACAACTCTTGGTAGAGTTATTCCAGAAGAACACTTCCCATTATTTGACCCAGTACTGACAACTAATAATTTCTTAAATGGTGAGACTGTAACCAATGGTGTTGTAAGTGGTACTGTTGAGAGTTGGACAGGTAACATTGAACAACTCAAGGTTACCACATCAAAAGACTTTGAGGTAGGAACTGTTGTAAGAGGTGAGAGTTCAAACACTCAAGGTGTTGTGATGAAGAAGTGGGACTTCAATGCTGAGATCACAACGGGTGTTGGGGCAACTGTTGTTCGTGGTTGGCAGAATAATGCAGGTTTCCTCAATGATAACCTTCAGAGAATTGCTAACAATGAATATTATCAGAACTTCTCATATTCATTGTCCAGTAAAGTTCCATATGAAGAGTGGAATGAACCAGTAAGTAACCTAAGCCATACTGCTGGTTTCGCTAAGTTTGCTGATTATCAATTAGAGAGTACAGAGTCTGATCCTGGTCAAGCAATTACCAGACCAGATGACTCTAATATTGAGATTATTGTTGATATTATTGGTGAAGCTGATCTTCATTGTACTTATGACTTTGACTTTGTATCTGAAGGAACTCAGACAATCAACGGACAACTGGCTTCTAATGAGATTTTCTTTGAGAACAAGATCCTTACAGATTATTTCCAGTCTATTGGAAACAGAGTTCTCTCCATTGACGACATTAGTGGTCAATTTAACAGTAATGAAAGAGCTGAAGCATTTGAACCTATTGCAAGATATGATAGTAACTACATCTTCAATAAGGTATTCACTTTTGCAAGAGATAATGTATACACCGATGAGAGACAGTTCTCTATTGTAAATGTTCTCCAATCAGAGAACACTGGATATACTAATGAATATGCAACTATTGAAACATACCCAAGACTTGGTTTCTACGATTATGTCGCTGTTGATGGTGGTTGGGACTTAACTTTCAATCCAGTTAAGTTTGAATATAATTCATATCTGACATCGACCCTGGCATTCAGTCTTCTTGATGGTGTATCTGGTGTTGGCAATACATCTATTGGTGATATTGTCAGCATCGCAAGTTCTCAAACGAGTATCTCATCTGGTACAACCACAACAGTTGCATCCTTCCCCACATCAATCAGATCAGCTAAGATTCTGACAATGGTTGAAGCCACCTCTGGTATTTCCTCAGGTCAGTATGATGCAACTGAGTTCAACATCATTCATGATGGCACAACCGTAACTCAAGTTGAATACGGTGATATGCAGAATACGATTCTAAACCCAAGTGATGGAATCGGAACTTATCATTCTTACATCTCTGGTGGTGTTGTTAAACTTGATTTTATCCCAAGTATCACTGGAACTTTAGAAGCTCAGACTTCATTGACAATGATTTCTGATTCTGGCACAACAGCATCAAATTACGACCTTGATGTTGCTAGACTGAAATCTACCCGTACTGTAATTGCATCTTCTGGTTCTCCAGTAGCTAACATCATTTCAACTTACAGTGACCCATATAGTGCATCATACAGTGTGGTTCTTGTCAAGGATACTACAAACACTGAATATGAGATGTTTGAGTTCGCTATGTGCAACTCTTCATCCAATGAAACTTTCGTAGAATATGGAAACATCCATACAGGTGGAAGTTTGGGTCAAGTTGGAATTTCTTCTGTCGGTGTGAGTGATAAGAACATCACATATACTCCAAATGCTGGTATTGGTGTAGAGATCAAGACCTTTACTATCGATTTGATGATATATGATGAGAACACCAATCCATCTGAGATTGATCAAAATAATGTCGTCATCACATCAGATAATGATTCCTATAGAGGAACAAAATTTGATCTCGTCACACAGTTTGGTCTCTACCACAAAGGAAATGAAATCTTCAGAAGAGTATTTGATGGAAGTAGTTCTGCAATTGTCAATACAGATTCAAGATCTGTTGCTATTCCAAATCACTTCTTCGTAACTGGAGAGAAAGTACTTTACACACATGCTGGAGCTGGTACATCACAGGCTATTGGTATTGTAACTACTAATATTCCTGGTATCGGTAACACTGATAAACTTCCCAACGAACTCTATGCTGTCAAAATTGATGACGGTAGATTACAGTTTGCTTCTACACCAACAAAGGCACTTGCGGTTCCACGAGAGATCATTGAAATTAATTCTGTTGGTATTGGAGCATC